GTATACGGAGGAACTCAGCCGGGTACGCCGTAACGACCTCTGGGGGCTGCGCGACCTCGGTGAGTTCGGCGGCGAGGCCTTCGATCTCCGCGTCGCCCACCGGATGCTGCACGATGATGCCACTATCGCGGCGGCGTGGGGGATCATCCGGCTGACTCTTGGTAAAGTCCTCGGCGAATACCAGCACGACGATCCGACGGTACAAGAGTTCGTGCGGCAGGCGCTGCAGAGGGCCGAGGGGTACGAACGCGCCCTGCAAGCGCTGGCCACCGCGCCCCTCTACGGCTACTCTTGCGTGGAGACTATCTGGCGGCCCGCCGAGGCGGGCGAATACGGGGCGTCTACCCCCCGCTGGGTATATCGCAAGTTCAAGCCCGTCCACCCGCTGACGATCCGCGACGGCTTCCGCACCGACGAGCGCGGCGACCTGACCGAGATCGAGCAGCGTGTTCTCGGCTATAGTGCCGTAGTGCTGCCGCGCGCCAAGCTCGTGCTGTGGTCGTATAACGACACATGGGGCGACCGTCCACAGGGGTACTCGCTACTCGAACCCGTCTACAGTCACTATCACGCCTGTCGAGCGTTGCAACGCCTCTGGCACCGCGCCCTGGAGCAGGGGCCGCGCCCGCTGATCACGTGGCCGGTGCCGCCCGGCGACATGTACTGCCCGACGCATGGCCGCATGGAGCCGCGCGTCCAGGTCATAACCGAGGTGCTGGATGATATCGATGACCGCAGCGGGATCGTCTACGTGGCGCAGGGAGAGGACTGGGCGAACCTGCGCCCGGAGGTGCTGGCAAACGCGCATATCAGTCCCGCCGACTTCCTGGCGGCGCTGCGCTATCACGAGGGCGCGATCTGCAAGGCGCTGCTGACGCCGCGGATGCTGCTGGAAGAACCGGAACACGCCACGCGCGCGCAGGCGCAGGTGCAATACTACGGGCCGTTTGTCCAGCACGTGGAGGGCCTCGCCGCCGAACTGGGCAAGGTCCTGGTGGATCAGCTTGTGCGCCCGCTGCTGGCGGTGAACTTCGGCGAGGTGGCCGACTTCGGCTCGTGGGAGGTCACGCCGCTGCGCCCGGAGGAATACGACATGTGGGCGGGCGTCATTCTGCGCTTGGTCAACTCCGGGCTGATGCTGACGCCGGAGGACTGGGCGAAGATTCGCAGCTACTACGGCGACCTGCTGCTGCCGGGCGAGGCAGCGGCTGAGACTGCGCTACCGGAAGCGGCGGAGGCCAAGCGCGCCGCGGAGGGCCTGACTATGCTGGGGCGTTACGAGGCGGAGTTGCAATCGTGAGGCGCACAGCGGCACAGGCATGGCTACTTCACGAACTCGATGATTACGTGGAGGCCTTCGTCGCCGCCATCCGCGAGGAGCAGGTGCGTCGCGTAGACGCGGTGCAGGCTGCGGTGCGGCGCGGCGGAGTAGAAGCCGCCGACCTCGCCCTGACCTCCGGAGAGGAGCAGGCCTTTCGCGGCCTGCTGAGTGCGTTGGAGCGTGGCTGGACGGACGCCCATCAGCGGATCATGGCGCGCTATCCGCGGCTGAGGGAGCGCGTCACGCGCGGGGCGAAGGCCGAGGCCGCGGTGGCGGTAGACGAGGAGGAAGAGGAAGAACGCCCGCCGGTGCTGCCGCTTGCCGTCCTGATCGGGATGATATTGGCGCAGGCGCGGCCACAAGACGAGGAGATACTGCCGAGCGCTGTCCTAATCGATATGGCGCTGTCGCAGGCGCAGGCGCAAGACGAGGCGCTGGGATACCTGACGCAGGACATGATCGCGACCTACGCCCGTCGCGAACTGCAGCTTGCCGGAGTGTACGAACGGGCGCGCCTGGAAAGCGTCAAGCGCCTGATTGTCGATATGAACGCCGCCGGGCTGTCCTACGAGGAACAAGCGGCGCGGCTGGCCGCCGAACTGCCCGACCTGCTGGACTGGCGGCTGCGCAACATCGCCCGCACGGAGGGGGCCTATCTATACGAACACGGGGAGTTCGCCCGCACCGCCCGGTCGCCGTTAGTGATCGGCTGGGAGTTTGTGGCGGTGATGGATGACCGCACTACGGAGATGTGCGCCTCCCGCCACGGGCGTATATACCTGCGCCGCAGCGGCCCGCCGCCGGATGTGCCACCGCTACACTTCAACTGCCGGTCGGCGTTGGCCGAGGTATTCGCCGACGAGGCCATCGAGGAAGTCGATCTGGCGGAATACGCCAAGTTCCCGCCGCCGATGGCGGGCTTCGGCGCGCCCCCGCCGGGCGTCGAGTGGCGCGACATAGAAACGCTAACATAATATGCGCGAGGGTTGACATGCGCGCGCCGCGCGGTATACTGCGGGTGAGGAGTTGCGGATATGCCCTACCAGGCGACACGCGAATTGCCCCCAGCGGTGCGCCGGACGCTGACTCCGGCACAACAGCGCGTCTACATCGAGGCGTTCAATCGCGCGTGGACACGCGGTTGGCCTGAGGCCCGGTGCCATGCTTACGCCTGGGCCGCCGCCAAGCGCGCCGCAGCGAAGGAGACAGAGATGACAAAGGCAGCCGCGCAACTGCTTCGGGACCTGGCCGCCATCATGGACGCCGAGGAGGGAGGGGAGATCGAGAAGGCAGTCTGGACGCGCGCCTACATCAACGATCTCCCGGACAGCGCCTTTCTCTATATCGCGCCGGGTGGGCGCAAAGACGAGGAGGGCAAGACTGTGCCGCGCTCGCTGCGGTACTTCCCCTACCGCGACGCCTCCGGCGCTATCGACCTCCCCCACCTCCGCAACGCTATCGCCCGCGCCCCGCAGAGTGACCTCCCGCGCGCCGTCGTCGAGCGCATCCAGGAACGCGCCCGGCGCATACTGGCCGAACAGCAGAAGAGCGCCGCCAAGCACGGGGCGGTGGGCACGGTGCTGAAGTACGATGATGAGCGGCAAGTCGTCTACGGCGTGGTCTACGAGCCGCACGTGATAGACGCGCAGGGTGACTACGCCGACGAGGACGCGATCATGGACGCCGCGCACTCCTACATGCTGGGCGGCGCGGTAGTCAAGCTGGATCACGCGGAGGAGACCGACCAGGCCGCGGTGGTGGAGAGTTACATCGCGCCGGTGGACTTTGAACTCGGCGGGGAGCCGGTGCGCGCGGGGTCCTGGGTGATGGCGGTCAAGGTCGCCGACGCGGAACTGTGGCAGCGCGTCAAGGGAGGCGAATACGAGGGATACTCGTTCGGCGGCGAAGTACTGCGGACGGGAGGTGGAGTGATTGCTGACTGACGAAGACGCGCAGCAGCCGGCGGAGTTGGTGAAGATCAGGCCGCACGAGGTGTCCCTAGTGCGGCGACCGGCGAACCGACGGCGCTTTCTGGCGTTCAAAGACGAGGAGACAGGAGGCAGGGCAATGGCGAACGACGAGGTAGTCAAGCAGGCTAAGGCCGTGGGGCTGGACTTGGAGGCGCTGGCCGAGGCCGACGAGGCGGAACTCGACGCGCTGGCCAAGCAGTTGGAGGGGGAGGCCCCGCGCCGCGGGTGGCTAAGCCGACTGCTGGGCCGCGACGAGGCGGAGAAGACGGAGAAGCCGGAGGCAGAGGACGCGGCCTACATCACGAAGGCGGAGTTGGAGGCGCGGTTGGAGGCGGAACGCGCGGCGACGCGCAAGGCCGTGCAGGCCGAGGCCCAGGTGGCGACGGCGCGCAAAGCCCTGGAAGCCGCGGTGGTGGAGGGGCGCATTGTCCCGGCGGCGGCGGAACGCCTGCTACCGGTGGTGGAGCGGCTCGCCGCGATGGACCCGCTTACGCGCAAGACCGAGGACGGGGCCGAGGAGGAGATCGACGCCGTGCAGGCGTTGCTGGACGCCCTGGCGCTGCAGGGGGTTGTGGCCAAGGGGTTCTTCACGGAGGTGGCGCTGACCGGCGCGGGGGCCGACGACAACCCGTGGGCTGACTATACGCGCAAGCACACAGGAGGCGACGACGATGAGTGAGTTCGACATCCGCACAACTACGCTGGCCGAGGGCGCGCTGCTGTTTGACGCCCATTCGGTCCGCAAGGGCATCGTGCTGGACGCGACGGCCCGCAACCCGATGGACCGCGACGACACGCAGGTGCCGATTGGGACGCCGATTGCGGCGCTAAGCAGCGGCAAGTACATGCCGGTGCGGCGCGGCATGGTGGTCTCGGCGGTGTACGACGGAATGACTGAGACCACCATCACGCTAAGCACCTCGCCGTCGTGCTTCGCGGTGGGCGACGTTATCCAGGGCTACACCCACGGCGACGCCGCGGGCACCGACCTCGGCGCAATTACCGCGGTAGATGATGCCGCCCGGACCGTCAAAGTCGCAGGCGACAAGTCCGCCGACGTGGCTGCGGACGACTACATCGACGTGACCGCGAACGGCAAGGGCACCGAGGCCCTTATCCTGCTGGAAACCGCTGAGGTTGCCCCGGCGGGCACCCCGCAGGATACCACCGGCGTGGCGCTTGTGCACGG